GCCTGTGCTGCCATCGGCACCGGCGGGGCCGGTGATACCGGCGGGGCCTGTGCTGCCATCGGCACCGGCGGGGCCGGTGATACCGGCGGGGCCTGTGCTGCCGTCGGCACCGGCGGGGCCGGTCGGGCCGGTTGATCCTGATCCGCCGCTGGCCGGTCCTGTAGGCCCCGTTTCACCCTGCGGGCCGGTAACTGCCACAACACCGTTGACGACTTCCAACGCAAAAAAGCTTGAGTCCGGATTGATCAGCAAACCGCTTGCCGCGCCATGATATAGATACAATTCAAAATATTCGCCCGCCGTAACCGCAATGACCGGCGTTTGAAAAACCATAGTCGGCGGTTCCGTGCTCGTATCGCCGCCGGTTACATTTGGGATTGAAACTACGTTGTAACCCGGCACCACATCGCCGCCGTTGCGCAAGATATATCCGACGCGATCACCTGCCGCATTCGCGGGCCATTGCACTTGTGCGCTTATGCGAACATGAGTCGCACCCGCCGGAACGGTGAGTCGCGTGTTGTTCGTGACCGGATCGTGAATTGTTGATGTGTCATAGTCTTCATTTGTCCATGCAACAAACCCGCCGCCCGATGCCGCAACGGTTTGCGGTGCCGTGATGTAAACGAGTGCGCCTTCAAACACAGCGCCGGCCGCGCCCGCCGGGCCGGTGTCGCCCGCCGGTCCCGCCGGGCCTGTGCTGCCGTCGGCCCCGGCGGGGCCTGTGCTACCGTCGGCACCGGCGGGGCCCGTCGGCCCAACGCCGCCGTTATCAACGATTTTTACCCAATAACCGGCGGCAAGATCGGTTGCGAACGTTCCGGACGTATTCGAAACAACGCACGCGAATCCCTGCCCCTCTGTCGCCGGATCAACCGAAACGACACAATCTTGAACGGCATAAAGTGTTGCAGTTGCCCAATCGCCAGTCGGATTAAAAAACGCTTTCGGCAATGTGAACGGTCCCAATACCGTTGCATCGTCCAATGTCACTGACATTGCATCGCCAACAACGGATATTGAATCGATGCCGCGCCCGGTGAATCCGCCGTCCGCGATCATCGCCGCAATGAACGTTGAAAGGTTCACCCAATTTTCATCGAACTCGTCGGACGTTAAAGCGCGGCCAAGATTTGTTCGCAGATTGAAAGTCGGTTGCGTTACCATGTCGGCCCCTATGCCATCCCGGTTGCGGTCACAAACGCAAGGATTCGCCCGTTGGAATTGACTTGCACCATAACAATATCCGTTGCAACACCCGAACTCACAACCGGATCATCGCCGTCATTGCCCCAAAGTGCATCGGTGATGGTCAAAGTATGTGCGCCCTCGGTTTGCCAATTGATGATAATCTCAATCGTGCGATTCCTGATCGCGCCGTAAAACAATGAATTTTGATGAACGGTGCCGAGTGCGGTTAGCGCATCAAATGCAATTGTCAAATCCGCGCCAAACGCATTGATTTCCCACATGCCCAACAAATTAGGGTTGATGGTGTACGATCCGGAAACATTAACCGGCACGCTCGATAATTCTTCGATATTCGAAACCGAAAAATAAGTTTGAACGAAACGTTGCCAGTTGTTTTCGGTGCCAAGCTTGACAATTGACGAGTCAACGGTTTCCGCACCGCCGCCAATCGTCAACTCGCCGGTGTCAGGATTAACGGTGCCGGTTGCCGGCGCTTTATAGCCTTGCGATTTGTTCAACCCCAAGGCGGCGCGGACTATGTCTGCAATGCTGTTTGCCATTATGACGCCAAGTCGATTCCTTGCGGCGCGGCATAGGGTTGCGCCATCACAACGCCTATTGTGTGTTCTAGTTCGTCCGATGCCGTCAAAGGAATCATTGTAACGTCGATTTGAGTCGGCACCGATGACAGCACGGAGTCCGGATTATCTCGCGTTGGGTATTGCTGCGAAAGCAACGTTGCTTGTTGTTCCGTTGGGCTGTTTGTAATTGTCACAGTGTCAACAATCAAACCGCTTAACACCTTGCGTTGCGTGTCCGGAATCGTTTCGATTTGGTCCGCATATGTTTCGTAAATCATGTCTTCGAGTCCGGTGCCGCCGTTTTCCTCTCCGGACTCGGTTTGTATATCGGATTCAAAAACCGTTGTATCGCAATAATCAGTATCAACGCCGCTTGCGGTATAGCTTGCGCCGTTTCCAACCGAAACGCCTAGCGCGACTTCCGCTGAAAGGTTGCCGCTACTGTCAACGCGCAACGCATAGCCGATCACTTTTCCCGTTGCCGTGCCGCCGGGAATTGTTGGCGCGGTCACTGTCGCTTGGTGATCCAGCGAAATATCCAACACGCTCCAAAAATCGACGGACACCGTTAATTCTATTGCGCGCGCGCTGTTTGCAAGTGCGGCTTTCGCGCGTGCAAGTAAATGATGAAAAGAAAGCTTTCCGCGTGCCGTGCGGAAATAGCTTGATGAATTGGCCGGGATCAAACCAAGGCCGACTACATCCTCGGCTTGCAAGTCAATCGATATGTCGATTTGATCCGTTGTGCCAAACGCCAACGCTTGCACATCGTTCAAAACAGTAAATTCAATCAACTCGCGGCGGCGTTGCCGGTAAAAATAATCGACATAAAGTTTTATTTCAAACCACGTTCGAGTCACTGTCGCAATCCGGCGTTCAACATATCGGCCGGTTGCGGCAAGCGCGATAGGTTGCGCGTCTTCGTCAACCTTGGCAAAAAACTGATTTGAAACCGGAGTCATTGTTGACGGCAAAGCGTCGGTGCCAATCCGGCGAATGCGCGCGCGCGTCACCATGTAACCAGAATCGCCACCAACGGAATCGCCAACGCTCGGCCAATCTTGTTCGATTGCTTCCGGCGTTAAACTGTTAACGGTGCCGCCGAATGCATCGCGGATGCGCCGTTGAACGTCAAATGAACGTCCGCGAATCTGTTGCTCCCATTCAACAGTCGCATACACGTTGACGCGGCGGGCCGGGTTGCGGGTTATGTCAACGCGGACGCCTTCGCCCGGCAACGGTGACAATGCAATTGCAGTACCGCCCGTCAATATATCGGACAACGTAACCGCGCCGGTTGTGCGGTGATAATGAAAAAGCTTTGTTTGACCTTCCAAAATAGATTGCGGATCGCGTTGTTGTTCCGCCGATAAAAACGCCACATCGTAAAACGGCAATGATTGATTTGCCGCAACCACGGCATCGCGCGCCGCTTCCCATCCTGGAAATTGTGCTATGAATTCCAATTCGACAAGCTGCCCGGCGAGTTTCTTCGGAAAACCAACTAACCGGCCAAAGAATAGCGCGGTGATGACTGAATTGTGCGTTGCTGAAATCCAGCAATAAAACTTGCGCGCGGGATTCAATAATCCGGTTGATGGTAGTCGCACGGTCACGGTTGCCGATGCGAATTCGCCTTCATCTTGCGAAATGACCAAATCAAAAACAGGTTCGTCATAGCGCGCATGCGTTGCCGCAACGAACGTTGACTCCGTGCCGTCAACCCATGCAAAAAAAAATCCGGACACTTAGCCGATTTCCTCTAGTTCCAACGTCCAACCGGGCGCGGCTTGCCATTCGTCTTTGTCAAGATTGATGCGCGTCACCATGCAAAGCAACTGCGGGCGATAATAGATAAAACCCGCGCCGCTTATGCTCGTATCGGAAAAGTCGGCGGTTGCGGTATATAGATCGCTTGCGCTGTCATACGCAAACGTGACTCCGCTTGTTTCATCATCGCCAACGATTGCCCGGCCCGATCCGGTGACGGGATCGCGGCCAATCGATGCCGCTGCAACGCCGCTTGCGAACGTCGCCGCAATGCCTAGTTCATTAATACAAGACACCGTGACTTGCGCGCCTTTCCATAATTGATCGGCGGGCAAAGGATTCAAATCATTGCCGGTGATTGATACTGAATACCGGCGATGCAAAACGGAGTCCGTTAGATCGACTAGCGTGCCGTTAATATCGCGGCGCAATTCGCCCAAGTCTAACGGCGTCAACGTTTCGTTTAATCCGCGACCGGCCCAACGCGGCAAGCCGACTCCGGTTAAAACTAAAACGGTATCTTGCGATGACATGGTTTAACGCTTCCAACTTGGCGAATTGCCCGGCGTCCGGCGTCCGGCGGCGCGCATCGCTTTGATTAGATTTTGACTCACGTCAGTTTTTGCCGCCATTTCGAATTGACCAACGCCCGGCAAGGTTAAGTTAATCGGTTGCAATGCGACCGATCCGCCGTCCGCAAATGCTGGCATGCGTCCGGCGTTGATCATGTCCATAAAGCTTGTGCCAAACTTTTGCACCGCCGCGGCGCGTACAACATACTCGCCATTTGAAACCGCAACCAAATTTGAATCGCTGCGCGATCCGCCGCGCCCGCGCACGACACCGCCGCCCGCACGCTTTTGCAAGTCAATTGATCCCGACTCTTTCGATCCGGTGAAACCGCCAACAAAATCTTTTGCGGTGGCAAACAGCGAAAACAGTTTGCCGAAAATCCCGGTTATAAATTCATAGGCGTTGAACGCCGCCGCCTTTAGTTCATCCCAAAATGTGAAAATCAAACCGCCAGCAACAACAAACGCCGCGCCCAACGCAATCGGCCACCCTACAATTGCGGCCAATCCGCCGACGAGTCCGCCGATCACTGTCGCAAATGTAGAAAACAAACCGGACGTGATTCCCAATATCCCGTTGAAAATCAGCAACGCCCCGCCCATCGCTTGAAAACCGCCTAGCACATTGAACACGAACGCACCTAGCGCGACCTCGGCACCCGTTAGCTTTGTCCCGAATGCTTCATTTAAACCGTTAGCAATGTTTTTAAATAATTCGGTCAACTGATTTGAAAGCGGAATAATTATTTTATTGAACAAACCGCGCACGGTTTCGATCACGCCCAAAACGGTGTCGCGGAATTCTAGCGCCCATTTTTGCGAAACCTTGGCATCATTGCCCGCGAACGCGTTGAATAAATCCAGCACCGCTTGACGCGCAAATTTATAACCGTTCACCGCAAGCGAGATGATTTCCTTTCGGTTGCGAATGATCGCGTTTGTTATGTCATCAAAAATGCGTGTCAAATCCGGTGCGATCAATAACCCGATTTGATTGCGGAGTCCGGTCACGCCTTTAGTCGTGCGCGCCAACGCATCGTTGAAATTCTCACCGATTTTTGCTTGCGCATCGGTAAACACGATTCCCAATGCTTCGGCTTGGTCACCGACTTCGCGGATACCGCGCGATCCGCTATTGAGCAACGGAATCAGTTTTGCACCGGCCCGCCCAAAAATGTTATATGCCGCCGCCGTCTTTGCCACGCCGTCCGGCAATTTCGCAAAGCGGTCAGCAAGTTGGTTGACGATTTGAGAAACGCCAAGCGCGCGGCCTTTGCTATCTCGTAGCCTGATATTCAACGCTGCGAATTGGTTAGCGCCCAACCCGACACCCTGCCGGGCATCGGCAATTGTTTTATTCAAGCGGATCAAACCGCTTTGAAATTCTTCGGTTGATACGCCGCCTTGTGTCGCCGCGAATTCAAGTCGACCAAACTCGCGAACGGTCAACCCTAGTTGTTGCGCCGTCTTGCCCGCCGCGTCCGCCGCTGCCGATCCGGCTTTAGCCAAACCGAACAACGCCGCGCCGGTTGCGGTTGCCGCGCCGACTGCAATGCTTGCGGTTTTTGTGAATTGGGAAAACGCGCCGCCGATAGCCTTAAAGCCATCGCCAACACCGCGCACAGATTTTTTTATGGAGTTTAAATCGCGTAAAACGGCACGCGTTCCGGCGGATAGTGCGCGCGGGTCTAGCCCGATCCTGACTGCAATGTCTTCGGTGAGTGCCATAAACCAAACGCTCCCAATTGCCGCAAAAGTGAATCCGCTGGAGTCTCGCCCGGCTTTTGCCCGTCACGCGGTTTTAAATTATTGATGAACTTTTGCCAATCTTTCTTAGTTCCCTGCGTTGCGACATGAACCGCAACCGCATTTGCTTTGAACTCATTGAGTCGGCGCTTGCCGCACAAATCACCGAACATTTGCAATTGCGCCACGGTGTAACGGTTCAATACATCGTCAAAACTGTGACCGGACGCTACCAACATCTCAACCGTTTCGCTTAGATCGCCCGCGCCGGATTTGGCCTTTGATCCGGACGGGCGAGCGAGTTTTTTATGTAGTCCGCATTTGCTTCAAACATCGCTTGTAAAATGCGAATCGCTTTCGGCAAATCTAAATCCGCCACCGTTTCCGGCTGTAGGTTCGTTGATACCTCAACCAATTTCAAAACATGGTCGGGACATTTCGCCAAAAGCAACGCGATTTGACTCCAATCGCCGCCGTTAAACGTCTTTGCAATATCAAGCTTTTGCGCGTTCGCTTGTTCCAACAATCCGGCAATCGCGGGCGCGCATTTGGCGATTTGTCCTAACGTCCATGGCCGGATCGTGACTCCGAAGACGTCACGATCCGGAAAAAGCGTTTCTAATTCTTTGGACACTTGGGCTTGTCCTTTCGGCTAGGGTTAAACTATTCGACGTTCCACGTCCGCACCGACCCGTAAGGTTGGGTCGGGTTGTTGGTGGTATCGGCCAAGCAATCCAACACCATATCGATTGCCGCCCAATCTTGATCATCCAATGTAAATTCGCCGTCCGGTGCCAGCGTCACGCTTGGAATATCCCATACCAATTGCTGCCCGGTTGTCGGCAACATGATCAACCGCGCCGCGCCGGATAGGATGGGAGATTCCAGCACCGGAAATTTGTTATGCGCTGGCAACTGCGCATCATAAGTGACCATAACAAACTCACCATCGGCAATCGCGCCGCCGCCGACTCTTGTGATCGTGCTGTTTGCTTGATCAATCGTGTAATCCGTTGTGACGGTGTAAGTCATCGGGATTCCGGATATCGCTTCAATTATCACGTTGGGCGATGACGCCATTGTGAGAGCAACCGCCTTGGCCGTGGTGTCTTCCAATTGGACTAGTTCGCGTGTGATCGTCACCGATCCAGCCGATACCGCCGTCATGGTCCCGCCTAGAAACGCCCAACGCAAATTGAATTCGTTCGGCTCATCAAACCGAAAATTGATCGTGATCGCGGATTGCTGCACGTTGGTTTTGTCTTTTTGGCGTTGACCGCTTCGGCTTGTGTAATGCTCAAGCTTTGTGATTTCGGAACCGATTGACGGATTCACAAGATTCCCAAGATCACGATAGCCCAATCCAGCCGCGCCGCCGGTCCCCTCTTGAAAAAACAACTTGATACCGCCCGCGACCGTGTAAAATTTGCTCGACATGATGCGACTCCTTTTTGCCTAGCTATGAATTAAGACGGAAAAGATTTGCACACCATGGCGAGTCGTTCCGTCTTCGCCGCGCCCGATTGGTGGAGTTGATCGCGCCAGCACAACCGCCGCACCGCCGACAATCGGCAAGCGTTGCCGGTCTAATAGCGCATTTACCGCCGCTTGTATCCGCAAAACTTGCAAGGTTCCGCCGTTCGTCCAAACGTTAATTTGCGCTGCGCCTTCGGTTTTGCGTTCGCCATGGTCCGGAAAATCAACCGCGATTGTAATATATGGGAACGCTTGCGCGGGATCGGTGGACTCCGCAACCGGCACAACCGCGCCGTCAATAACGTTGCCATATAGCGCGGCGAAAAGCTTTTCCCAAACTTCGCGGTTTAATGCTGCGCTCATTTTTTGCCCGTAAATGTTTTGCGCAATGCAAGTCCGTATGCGTCTTCGAGCAACTGTAAAACTTCGCGCTTTTTGTTGGCAAGTGCCGGACGCAAAAACGGGCGCGGCTCTTGATTCACCGAACCGTATTCCATGATATGCGCTTTATTATCCGCCGATGAAATCCGCGCCGATAATTTGGACCGGGACAATTTCAGTTTGATCGATTTGGCAAGATCACCATAAACGCGGGCGGGCGGTTCGCCCGGTGCCGATGCCTGATACCGCTTTCGCTTGCCGCCTTTATCGTAAAGATAAAACTTTCCGCTAGGCGTTCCACGGCGCAACAAAGCGCGCGATTCCTTGGCGACAACCGCACCGGCTTTGCGCATGCCTTTGCGCAACTCGGCGCGCGCGGTGCCGTTGATTTCCGCAAACTTTTTCAACAAAGACTGCAAGCCGTCGATTTCAATTCTGATTTGTTCACGCGACATTTGCGCGGCCCGATTGGCAATCAAGATTCATGAAACGTTTTTTTGGATCGGGTAAAACGGCGGTGATCGCAAGCGGCGTTGAACCCCATAACAAACGATTTTGAACGGCATCGATTCCGGTGCGGTATCTGATTGTGACTTTGTAGTTTGTCGCCGCCCGTTGCTTTCCATCGTCTTCGCTATCTGTGCCGCCGGTCGCATTAATTTGCGCCCATAGATGCACGGTATTCGTCCAAGTGATTACAGCACCGCCAACCGCATCTTGTGCGCGCGCTGCGGTTTGCAACCATACCCTTTCGCGCAACGCACCGGATCGCATCACACCAACCCATGAAAACGATATGTGGAAAGCAACGATTTCACCGTGCCCGGTATTTCAAACGGTTGAACGCCGAACGCCAATTCCTCGCGTTGCTCGTATAGCGTTCCGGCCATGATCAACACGGCATTGCGGATCGCGGACGGCACCGCCGCCGCCTCGCCATACCCTGCAACAAAAGTGATGCGCACGGCATCGGGCGCGCGTGCAATCGACGGCCAAACCGAATCATCATTGAGATAAATCAAACCGGGCGTTGCATCCGTGATCACGCGATAATTCGATGCCGCAAATGTTTGTTCCACGCCGTCCGGATCAAGATATTTTAATGATGTAACAGATTGCAACGGCGGCAACGGCAAGCGGATTAAGCGCGATCCGAACAATTCAAAACTCATGCGCCACGTTTGAGTAACAAGCGCGCGATTCAACCAACCGTCCGCGCCGTCAATTGTTGCAATCGCCGCATCAATTTTCATTTGCAACAACGTTTGCTCGGCGTATTCGCCGGGACTCCCTTCGGCGGTCAATCGCAAGTGATCGCCCAACTCATCAACCGAAACGACGGACGCCGTAGCGGCAACGGTTTGTTTTAGGATCATTTGAGTCTCACTGTCACGAAATGCACAAACCCGCCGCCGCGCACGCGGTCAACGCTAGGCAAGATTTGATAACTAGCCGGATCAAGCTTTGACACCAACTGATTGCAACCGACTTTTGAAATGTCCGGACAAATGCCGTTTTCATCCGGCGAATAAAAATCATCTAACACGATCACCGGGCATGACAGCGAATAGAAATCTGCTTCGATTTCAGCGGCGCGATGATCGCCATCAACAAACGCAAAGTCGCAAACGATCATTTCGCCGTGCAAGGTGTCTTGCGTTTTACCTTGCACTAGATCGACTTCGACGTTTTTTAAAGTCGCCAGCACATGCGCAACGGTTTGTTTATTGCCGGGTTTTTTGCCATTAAAAACCGCTTCATGGAATTCCGGAGTCTCATGTTCAAACACGTCAAACCCGGTATATCGAATCGCGGCGTGATGATTTAACGCGCGCTTGCACATCGCAAACGCACGCGCGCCCGCGTTCGTTCCGATTTCGACTATGTGTTGCGGTTTTACGGTGTCGATCAACGAGTCAAGATGCGCGTATCGTTTCACGGTCTAATTGACTCCGCACAAAGGCCCAACAATCGCCGGACTCCATTTCCGCAAGTGACCAATTCCACCAAGCCAACCCCGCGAAAAATTCGTTTCGGTTGTCGGGATACGATGGATTCACGATTAAATCAATTGCTCGCGTTGACAGACACCGCGCGGCACCGTCCGCCGTATAAACCGGAATCCCTTTTGCGAGTGCATCAATCGCAACATTTGAATGATGCGTTACCACAGCAAAACAATTGTTTAGCGCGGTTTCTAGCGATTCCGTTGGTGGCGATAATTCCGCGCCGGGCAATTCCGTGAATCCGTTCCAAGTTGGTTTAGGCCGGTAAATGATCCTGCGACTTGTAACGCTTTTAATGGTCTGGATCGCATCGGTTTCCCATTGCTCCGGTCCGAGTCCAAGATCGCGGGCGTTTTTCGATGACATGCCAGCGACCAAAATATGCCCGCCGCCGGTTCGCCACGGCTCAACCGCTAAACCCAAAGCGTTGAAACGATCCGGCGGCATGGTCAAGTCGACATTCGGATGCCGCGAATTGATTGCAACCTTATGGCAACCGCCGTTCACAAGCGCGCTTTTTTTCGCGCTGCCAATATCCGCCATCGATGAAAATATATGGCTTGTCGATTCTTCGGTATTGCGCGAACGCTTGGTGCCAATATTTCCAACCGTATGCAATGACAACATCAAAATCCGTTTGCATTTTCCATTGCGTTGCGACTGTCGCCTCGTCACCAAGCGCGCGAATCCCTTTTGCCATCGCATGCGCGATCACGCGCGGGCGTTCGCGTGTTGCAAATGATAGAACTAAAGCGCGGCGCGGTGCCACGGCGCATCACCGATGAAATCGGACGCCCGCGATTGTCCCGCCTTTTTGCGCGCATCGCCTTTCAAATGATCCATGTATTGCCCCAACGGCCCGTTAATAAACGGATGCCCATGCGACTCATATGCGCCGGATAAACTGGCAACGCGAAGTCCCGGCATTTGCGCGCGGCAATAATCAAAAACAAATGCGTCATGCCATTCCGCGAGTTGAAATATATGATCGGTTTCATAAATTGCCGCCATGCGCGCGATAAGATTCAGCACCGGCCCGCATATGTTGAAAATAACAAACCCAGTTTCGGTTGACTTGTTTTTCTTTGTGCGCGTCAAGCACCCAAGATTTGCGCCGTTGCTCATGAACCCATCAATGAAATCGACCGGCACCGGGCGCAAAGTCACAACATCGGCATCGATCCATATCAACCGATCATAGTCGACAACCGAACAATATGCGGCTTGCTCGATTGCAAAAACCTTGTGCGCAAATTTGACCGCATCAAATTTGAAATTGTACCGCGTGCCGCCGTTGATCGGATCGGGCACGATTCCCCTATGGGCCGGGTTGTCTTTGTGCCGGGACATAAACCGCGCGATTTTTTGCGCCATGCGCGGCGGATAGATCGCGCCGCCGCTGGCGGTGTCTTCGGAAAAAAGCATCAAATCAAATTCGGCGGGCCAATGCGCGCGAAAACTGGACTCCATCCGGTGCGCATACAAATCCCAACCGGCGCGGTTGAACGTTGAAACGACTAACGTTTTCATTTTAAGACTCCAAAAGCCGGGCAATCGGGAATCCGGTTGCGATTTCGTCCAACGTCCATTGTGCCCAAGATAGCCGCACAAACGCCGGGCGGCGATCCGGCATATTTGGCCGGTCCACGTCTTGAATCGCATTGCCGCACGCGCCTTGCAATAGCCATTGCCCGAAACATGCGACAACCGGCACGCCAGCAATTAACGCGGCGGTGCCAGCATTTGACGCCCAAATCACAACCGCATGGGCGTCTTTTAAATCGTCCGCAAGATCACAAACACCGGACACGCCGCGCGCCGCCGGATGCGAGCGAAAGCGGATCGGGCGGCTTGTCCACGTTTGCAATTCACGGCGGATTTTATCGCGCCACCCGTTCGGCATTTGAGTCCGGGCGCTTCCAAAGCCGCGGCTCTCGCAAACCAAAATATGAGTCCCGGCGGTGCGCCACGGTTTCAACTCGATCCCAAGCGCGCGCCAGCGTGAGTCGTCATCCTGCGGAAACCATCGGCCCGCGCCCAAGTGTTGATCGCGCGCCAACGCATAATATTGCCGCCCGGCGGAATCCTTTCCGCAATATCCGTTTTCCATGACGATAACGCGCCCGCCTTCACGCTCGACCGCATCGGCGCATGTGCCGGATGCAAGGTGACGATTCCATGCGATGCAAATCGAATTGCGGGCCGGATACACCGGGCCGGACACATGCACCGGATCAAGACCGATCGATCGGCAACCGTCCATAACGGACTCGATTCTTTCTTTGACGTTATTGCGCAAGGCAATATAGGCGCGAGTCATATCAACACATCGTCAAGCGATGCGCGCGGGAAACAATCAAGCGCGGTGCGCGTTGTGCAATTTATGATTTCGATCCCGCGTTGCTTTGCGCCGGGCGCGGCATCGGCAAAATTCGCGCGCCATTTTTCGAATGCCATATGATTGCGCAAGCGGTCCGGATGGTTTCCGAAATAATGATTTCCGTTTGCGCCCGGCATCATGTCGAAACCTAGCAATGCTATCGGGTTGCACCCTAGCAGGATCGCCAGATTGACCGCTTGGAATCCGCTGTTGCCGCCGAAATGAATATGCGCCGGATCAAACGAAAACCCGGCGCGCTTATAGCCTTGCACGCGGCGCAAATTCCACAACGGCGCGGCGGTGGCGCATTGCGTCCAGCGTTGCCCGGTAAAACCGGCCATGCCGTTATGAAAATTCCACCATGACAAATCGCACGCGTAAAGATGTGCGGCCCATGGAGCCAAATGCCCGGCGTTGTTGACGCACAAAACAACATCGGCGGCGCGCGTGCGCTCAACTTGTTCCGGCGTTAATGACGGGCCGGTTGCGATCACTATGCAAAGCTTGCCCGCGTGTTGTGCCGGTATCGGTAACGGTTGGGATTCGGTTTGCATGGCCGGGCCTTTGAAGCGGCGCGGCACATTAAACAAAAACGCCGGGCGTGCGGCAACAAGTAACACACACCCGGCGTTTTACGCGCCTAAAATTAATTAGGCCGGTTAGGCTTGCGGGCCGACTTCGGCGTTGCTCTGCAAATAGGTCGCGCCGCACAAAATGCCGGTGACGGGCGATCCGGTCACGGTGGCGACAAGTTTGACGTAACGCTTGTTGCCTTTATATCCGACGCGTTGAACCGTGTTGGCGTAGCTGTACGCGTCCGGCGATTCATCAATCGCAACCGTTGGCAAGCTGCCTTCAAGATCGGCGGAGGCAACGGCGGCATAAGTTGAGTCGTCATCGGACTCATGCAAGGCAAACGCAAATGATCCATCGGTGCAAGCGCCAACCATCAAAAGGCAAACCAACGAATTAAACCCGCGCATGTCGATTGACGCCGCCGCAACGCTGGTACGCGTTGCCGGATTAAGGGCGACTGTCGCTTTTAGCTTCGAATACAAATCACGCATTTTTTTATCCCTTCGAAAGAGTGAACCGCCGCACGTTTGCGGCGGTTCTAGCGTTGAACTTAAACGGCGGTCGCCATTTTCATCAATTTGATGGCTTCGAAATTGACAACCGCGCCGCCAACCCGCCGCGTTGTGTAGAACAACACATTTGGTTTTGATGTGTACGGATCGCGCAAAACGCGGATTCCTTGGCGGTCAACAATTTGGTATCCGGCGCGGAAATCACCGAACGCCAGCGAAAGCGAATTCGCCGCAACCGCTTCCATGTCTTCGGCTTCGACAATCGGATAGCCGAGCAACAACCCGCCTTGCCGATTTTCGAAATTCATAGTCCACAGATAATTCCCTTGGCCGTCTTTGAGTTGACGCACCAACGACACCGCACTGCGCGGCATTATCCACTTTGCGTTCGCGCGATAAGCGGCTTTCAATCCGAAAACCATATCGATCAATTTATCACCCGGCTTTGTGGTGGCGAACGCACCCGCCGCGCCGGACGGGAATTGCTCGATCACGTTGAAAGTCGAAGACGTTGGAGTCCCGGCGGTATAGGTGAGAATCCCGCGCGGTGCCGATACGCCGTCACCGCTAAAATATGCGGTTTCTTCCAACCGGCCAAAACGGGTTGACACTTTACGCGACAACCAGTCTTCGACGTTGACCGCCGAGTCATCAAGCAGCTGTTGAGTCGTTGACGGGTTTGCGTACATTTCCCGCGCAAAAATTTCCCAATTGCCAAGAGTCGGCGTTGTCGTGACCGGACGCGCGGCGGTTTCACCAACCCAACCGGCTTCGGCTTGATCGTTGTCATAACGACCTTTGAGGCTATCGGTTGAAATCGGTTGCACGTCGGCAAGTTGCCGCATTGCCGAAGTTTCATAGATCAACTCGACAATCCGGCCCGACATATCCGGAGTCACGAAATAACCGCCGTTTGGATCGGACCCAACCGACATTGCGTTGCGCAATTCGCCCGCCAAACCGTTTTCGCCTTGGCGTAAATAGGCGAGCAACCCGCGCCGATAGTTTTGGAACGACTCAACATCGGCGGCACCAACTTGAATCGAGTCCGCCGGAACGCGGCGCATTTGCGCGAAAAAGTTGCGCGCATGAACGGCAACCGGCACGGTGCCGGATTCCACGGCACCAACCGGCGCGCGGTTCGCGGCGGTTTCGGCGGCGCGCGCTTGTTTCTCGGCGCGATCCGCTGCCTCTTGCGCGGCATCGATGCGCTTATTTAGCGCGGCGACCTCTTGCTCCGTTAACGGATCGGCGGAACCTTTCGCCTCGATTTGCTTCAAGCGTTCATCGTTCGCTTGCTGAAATGCGGCAATTGATGCGCGCAATTCTTCAAGGGCTTTTTTCATTTCGGGATTCATCGTGTTTGCCTTTCGATAGGACCGCGAAAAACTTAGGTTAGTTTTTCGGTGTCAACGTTTTGATAAAGCCGGTTAGGCCCGACAACTCCGCGACAATTTTGCAATCCCCATCGTTGGCGTCACGCTCAACAAATGTTTGGGAAGCATCGCGCATCCCAAGGAAATCGAGTCCACGACTTGCCGCCATTTTGGACTCGCGTCTTGATTTACCGCTTGCGCGGAAAAAATCCTCTGTGCGTTGCTTTAACGCAATCGGGACATTTTGAAAAGTCGACAAATCAAACATCGCCGCCGGTTCATTGGGATCAACTGCCGGTGCGGGATCGTCCGCAAAACCCAGATTGCGCGCCGTGGCGGCGTCAAGCCAAGTTTCATCATTCATCATTTGCAAGATTTTTTTCTCGCCGTTGCCGGTGCGCTGCGCATAGGTCAACGCAAGCGCGCCGTCAAGTTGACTCAAAATCTGACCAGTTTGATCCATGGTGTTTTTGTCGCCAATCGCCATGGCCCAAGCATTATGAATCATCATAAACGAATTATCCGCCATCAAAATCTGATCGCCAGCCATGGCAATTATGCTTGCCGCCGATGCCGCAATGCCGGTGATTTCGACAATGACTTGCGCATCGTGATTAACTAAATCGTTATAAATCGCGATACCGTCGAAAGCATCGCCGCCGGGACTATTGATGCGCAAGCGGATCGTTCCGGTTGTGATCATGTCAAGGCGGGCGCGCATTTCCGCCGCGCTTAATCCAAACATTCCGATTTCGTCATAAACATCTATGACGGTTTCATCGGCCAATGACTTAAACCACAAACCGGCGTTGGGCGATTTGTTGAAAAACTTGAAACCGCGGGCGCGGGACTCTTCAACGTTATTGCGCAACGTCGCCAGGGTTTCCGCCGTCTTCTTGGCCGGGCTGTTGTGATTGCGCTTGCTCATTTGGTTGCACTCCCGTTTGTTGCGCATTGCTGCCGTGAATTGATTCCGCTTTTTTGTATTCGTCGCCGCCGTCAATTTTGTTGCGGTTTTCCATTTCGCGCACTTCGTTGACGTTCAACCAACCATCGCGCAACCCTGCCGAATATCCGGCGACACGTTGCGCCCATGCGCCGCGCAATAGGCCATCGACTAGATATTCCGCGAAATGCGGACTCATCCGTTGCGGCGCAATCACTTGCGTATTAATAGCCATTTCCCAACGGCGCAACCACGGCAGAAGCGAATACATGACGAACTCGCGGCCTTGTTCCTCGATATTGGAAAACGTTGATTTTTCAAGATCGCCTAGCAGGTGCGGCGGTATCCGCCAAATCCGACTCACTTCCGCGATTGCAAATTTGCGGTATTCAATAAACTGCGCATCTTTCAAAAGCGCGGTGATTGGCGAAAACTTCATGCCAGCATCTAACACCGCGACCGCAAACGCGTTGCCGCTGCCGTGTGACGCTTTCCAACTGTCGCGCAATTGATCGATTTGCGGCGCAGTTAGCTTTTGATCGGTTGAAAGGATTCCGGACGGTTGCCCGCTGTTGCCAAAAAATGAACCGCCGAAATTTTCCGCCGCTTTCGCACCGGCCAAACCTTCGCGCGCCCAACCAACCCGCGATGTGCCGGTTAAACCGTCAAACGACCGATCCATGATATGAAAAACATCGACTTGCCGCATGATCGCTTGAGTCCCGTCCGGCAAATTGACGCGATACACGCGGCGTTGCGCGCGCGCATCAAAACCAACGGTCACGCGGTCCGGATGCATCGGCAACAATTCGGAAATCTCACCGTTTGCAAGTGTCGTTTTGGCGGCATAGCAATTGCCCCACAACATCAAATGCGATTGCATCATTTCGCGGAATTCAAACGCGTTTTGATAATTGTTCGGCGCCGTGTTCAAAAGATCATAGGCCCAATGCGCCGGGTTGCGTGTCTTGCCGCCGTCTTTGTCCCGCTTGTAAACCGGCAACGGTAGCATCGCCATCGTTTCCGCGATCAATGACACCGCGCACGACACCGCAATGATTTCGCATGCTGTCGCTGGCGTGACTCTCACACCGGCAAGCGTTGATGTACCGCGCAACAATTCTTTTGCTAAATCGGCGGACGTTGTGATTGCACCGGAATTTTGCGGGCGCGATCCGAACGCGCCGAAAGTTAGTTTTTCCAGCCAACCCATATTCGCCCCTCGCGCTATAGAGTCACAATGCCATGAGTTGCCGTAAACCCTTGGCCTTCATCATCGGGTTGGGCTGTCAATAAACCGTAAGCCATAAGCAACGCAACATAACCGTCAATCTTTTCATGGCTTTTCGATTTATCCGGCGCGATGTTTTCGTTTACGTCTTTGCGTGCAACCACGTTGCTTGCGTTCCAGTTTAAAATCGGATTATTGCCATGATCTATCAAACCTTTGGGATAAATTCCATCTATTGCTTTCATCGGCCCGTTGAACGAGGGAATCCCTTGTCTAAATTCGATCATCGGCGCGCCGTCGCTCGTTAGGTTGTTGATCAACTGTTGTGCGCCCCATGAGTCGTATGCGATTCCCTTTATGTTTAAGTCTTTCAACGCTTTGCGTATATCCGCTTCGATGAAATCATAGTCGACAACATCGCCATCCGTAACGGTTAGCCACCCTTGATCAACCCACGTTTTATACGGCACGTTGCCTTTGGTTGTGCGCGGTTCAACGGCACCTTGCGGCAAATAATATTTGCCCCAAGTCTTCAAACGGTCGCCGGATCGGGCAACGAGTCGAAACGCGCACATATCGTTGACACTCGCCAAATCCAACCCGCCGTAAACGTCCAACCCTTTCAAATCATCGTAGGTGCATAACCCGTTATTTTTTAGCCAACGGTGCATATTGATATGCGCCTTTTTGGCAGTCGTCCAAACGTTGAGTCGCTTTGTTAAAAATTCGGTGTGCGTTTCCGGTGACGCTTGCGCCTCAATCGCATAGCCGCGCAATTCTTCGAGTTGAACGCTAACACCTAGCAACGGATTTGCTTTGATCCATTTGGTTTCATCGTATTCGGAATCGCCTTTTGAATCCTTGCCGGACTCTTTGCCGTCCAGCGTGTAAATGATTCCCCAATAGTGATCGGCTTGAACGATCCCTTGCAATATTTTCGTCAACAAAGTCCGTTGTTCGTAACAAACCCCGGTGACGCTATAACCCGCCGTTGTGATGATCCACATTAACGGATTGCGGCGCGCACCGAACGCTGATCTTATAACATCGTACAAACCACGGTCCTTGTGCGCGTGCAATTCGTCCAAAATTCCGGCGTGCGGATTCCATCCGTCTTGTGTATCGGATTTGGCGTTGATCGTTTGAATGAAACCGCCGTTTTGATAACAGGGAATCGACTTCGAAAGCGGCGCAAGATCAAAAGCGGTTTGCAAATCGATGGTGCGCTGAACCATCAACCGCGCCGGACGAAAAACCTTTTGCGCTTGTTCGCCGGTTGTCGCTCCGATGATGACTTGCGGTCCCGGTTCGTTTTCGCAACACAAACAGTAAAGCGCGACTCCCGCCGTCAACGTCGACTTTGCGTTTTTTCTGGCAACTTCAAAATATGAAGTCGTGAACCGGCGCAAACCATCGGATCGGCGGCGAAAACCAAACACGTTTGCAAGCGCGAATATCTGTGAAGCGTGCAAAGTGATCGTTGCGGTTTCCCATTTGCCTTCGACGTGCGGCAATTTTTCTATAAAGCTGCAAACATCGTTTGCGTGATGGCGGGAAAAGACAAACGGGCAATCTTTTTTTGTCGCGCGATCCAGATCAACAATGAATCGGCGCGCGGCTAGGCGCACCCATCGGCAATACTTATGATTTTTTTTATCGGCGTCCGCTTCGCGTGCATAGGCTAATGCAACGTCGAAATAATCGGGTTTAGGCGGTGTTCGTTTTGCCATGTTGCGCAAATCGATTTTCGGGTTTAGCGGCACCCGCGCCGGTTCCGGCTTTCAATCGGCTTGCGGGCGTCAATCCGAATTCAGAATACATCGCTCGCAATTGTGCGCGCTCCGATGCGTTGACGCGTTGCGATTCTTTGCGCGCATCAACAATAACGCCGTGCATGTCGCACATATGGGCAAGCATCGTTAGGTCGCCATCGGTCAAAACGTGCGAATTCCAAAACAACGGCACCAACCGATTCCATTCCGCAATTGCTGTTGCGCTCTTGATCCATTCGGGACATTTCGGCGGCGCGGGCGGGCGCGGAAAATCCACAATATTTTCGCGCATCAAATACGGCTTAGTTTGCCCCTCTAGCTTTCTGATGCCCGGTGGCTTTGCGTTGCTTCCGCCTCGTTTCATTTTTCCCGCCGATTTTTTTGCCTAGCGCGCAAAAATTTGTC